GCAGCACTATGAGCACAGAATTCAAATACTTTAAACTAGAAGACTTTAACTGCCAAGAAACTGGCGAAAATGAGATGTCAAGGGACTTTATACACAAGCTTGACGAACTGCGGGAGGCGTGTGGCTTTCCGTTTATTATAACGAGTGGTTACAGGAGTCCCAGCCACTCCATTGAAAAACGTAAGGAGAAAGCAGGAAAACATGCCCAAGGTATTGCAGCAGACATTAGAGCACGTAACGGAAATGAAAGATACACAATTGTACAAGAAGCTATCAAGCTGGGATTTAATGGTATTGGAGTCGCTAGTACTTTCATCCATGTGGATAGCAGGATTTGTGGAGCTGACAAAGCTCCTGTGATGTGGTGTTATTAAGGAGATAGACTTATGTTGCAATCATTGATTGGGCCGGTTACCGGACTGTTAGATAAATTTATAGAGGACAAAGACAAGAAGAATGCCATCGCATTTGAACTTAGTACAATGGCGGAAAGACACGCACAGGAGCTTGCGAAAGGCCAGCTTGAAGTTAATAAGGTTGAGGCGGCACATAAGAACATGTTTGTCGCTGGATGGCGACCTGCTGTGGGTTGGGTATGCGTGGCTGGCATGGCGGGTAACTTCATTCTTATCCCGTTCGCAAACTTTTCGTTGGCTTTATCCGGTTCTGACATCATTATTCCCTTAATTGCGCTATCTGAAATGATGCCTGTATTGATGGGCATGTTAGGGCTAGGCGCAATGCGTACCGTAGAAAAGACTAAAGGCGTTCAAAGGGAGAAGTAATATGGCAGCTAAAAAGAAATCAACAGTTAATAAGGCAGGTAACTATACCAAACCGACCATGCGAAAGAATCTGTTTAACAAAATAAAAGCGGGTACTAAAGGTGGTAAGGCGGGTCAATGGTCAGCTCGCAAGGCTCAGATGCTTGCGAAGGAATATAAAGCTAAAGGGGGAGGTTACAAATGAAAGTAAAAGCACCAGCAGGACATCATTGGATGAAACAAAAGAACGGTACGTTTAAGTTAATGAAGCATACCGGCAAGTTTGTTAAGCATAAAGGAGCAAGTCTGGAAGCTAACTTCCCCGTGCAGAAGGTACATAAGTAATGGCACTTAAAAAATCACAGAAGTCTTTAAAGAAATGGACTAAAGAAGAGTGGGGTACTAAGTCAGGTAAGCCCAGTACCCAAGGAAAGAAGGCAACTGGGGAGCGCTATCTGCCTAAGAAAGCTAGGCAGGCTTTAAGCTCTAAAGAGTATGCGGCAACCACAAAAAAGAAGCGAGCCGACACTAAGAAAGGTAAGCAGCATAGTGCTCAACCCAAAAAGATTGCAAAGAAAACACGGAGCTATAGGAAATGAGTAAGAAAAAAGACCCTCGACTAGCTAGAGCAGGAGTAAGCGGCTATAATAAACCGAAACGTACACCGAATCACCCGAAGAAAAGCCATATTGTTGTGGCAAAAGAAGGCGACAAAATCAAAACAATTCGGTACGGAGAGCAGGGAGCCAGTACAGCAGGTAAGCCCAAGGCCGGAGAGTCAGAAAAGATGAAGAAGAAACGTGCAAGTTTTAAAGCCCGACATGCTAAGAACATTGCCAAGGGCAAAATGTCTGCGGCATATTGGGCTAATAAATCTAAGTGGTAGAGAAGGCTGTTAGCTCACGCTCAAGGTAGTCGTGCATCTTCTCCAGTTTAGGTTTAGCGTCACGAATAATCTTACGCACGAGCATTAGCTCATCACCCTTAAACACTTCATGCAGTCGGTCTTCGGGGAGACCACCCATCTCAGTTAGGATGGCCCCCGAATGATTGACGATTATTTTAAACGATAGTATATTAGCTTCCTTTGCTTTCATGTATATCTCCTTATACTATCTCACAAGCTCCACCGACACACGCTAATTCCTGTGAGCCTGTGGTGTTATCTTCCTGTTCAAAGTAAATTAAGTCGTTCCAATTAACATCTTTAGGCATAGAAGCTACTAACTCTTCATACTTCTCTGCATTAATATCCTCATACGGAGCTTGCTGATATACATGGTCACTAACTGGCAACAGACTAATACCAGAACATATATCAAAGTTTTCCCATATCCACTGAGCTACCTGAAGGTACTCATCGTCAGTGTAGTACACAGTGATACTTGGCTTATGCTCGCACCAGTGATTTTGATAAGCCTTCCAAAGTGCTAACTGCTGCATAGCCCCTACTTCTTTTACAACCACGCTGGATGTTGGAGCCTTGACCGGAAAGCTATAGACCACTGAAGACTCCGACATTACATCTTGTTCTACTGGGAATCCTGCTGCTTCCATAAAGACTGCAAGTGGGTCTTTTTTGTCAGAGCGTACTCTGCGAATGTAATGCTTAGAGAAGCGAGGATGGATACCACTAGCACTATCGACAAGTTGAGATACAGTGCCGCTAGGCTTAACACACGTAATAGCCGCAGACTGTTCAATACCAAGCTTCTTAGCCCATTTCTCGTTGACCTTGATAGCATGGTCACGAAGACCTTCCAGTGTTGATGCAAGTTCTTCTGCATCTCCTTTACCCGATAGTAACTCATTGTCCATAATTCCTGTCATGCTTAAACCAAGCAGTGCTTCTTCCGCTGTATTCTTTTGCCAAATGTTTCGCAAGTATCTAAAGTCTGTAAGCGTTGCCTGTAGTGTGCCAATGATAGCAGCTAGTTCTACTTTTTCTTTAAGTGTTCCTGCTGTGTCGTCTTCACGCACAACAACCTCAGATAGATTACAGAACTGATTAGAGCGTAGGATAATCTCAGAGCACGGGTTAGTGCCAAAGTCTTGCTCAGAATCTCTACGTCCATTGCGAGCTGCAATATTTTGTGCAGCTACACGGCTAAACAATCCTCGCTCACCTGCTCTGCTTTCATAGAGTGTCTTCATCTCATTGATGAATGCCTCAAAATCAGGCTTCTCAGTATATGCTACGCTGTTGTTGGCCAGTCTACGATGTCCGTCTACTTCCCACCATGCGCCAGTCTTAGCTTTAGCCATGCGATTGTCAGAAAGATTTGATAGACTAATAAGGGCTGAACGTCTTACGCCACCTACAACTACAATGTCAGCAATCTTACATACAACATCGTGGCACTCGATAGATGTCATCTTGCGTCCCCGTGCTTTCTGGAAGACTTCTACACAGAAACGAAATAAATCGTCAAGAGGCGCAGAGCCTGAAGCACGACCACCAAAAGTTTTAAGCCTTGCACCAGAAGGACGCACTTTGCTCATATCCCATTTAGGAATCTTACCGGCATATAACATTGCAATCAACTCACGAAACGCAGAAGCCTATCCAATCTTGCTGTCTCCAACAACAATCGTTGTGTCAGTTGGGTGGAAAGTTTCAGCAATTACTGGGAGCTTGTTGATGAATGCTCGCTCAACACTAAAGCCTACACCAGTACCGCACATCAAAACGTACATCAGTTCATCAAAGCTTCGTGGAGAATCAATAGCTAAGTAACTACAATTAAATCCAGCCACGTTATCTTTATCTAAAGCTTCACCTGCTGTCATCATGCAGCGCATAGACGGCATAACTTTTTGTGTTACAATACCATCATACAATCGCTCTGCTGTTTTCTTATCTATTTGCTTTCGATTAATCCAAAAGTCTACATAACGCTGTACTGTTTCTTCCCATGTCTCTCTTCGCCCTTCGTTGCTAAGCCATCGTGCATATCGACTTTTGTGTATAAACTGTTGGTACTTGTCCATTAATCTTTATCCTCTGTATAAATGTTGTATAGGGTTGCGAAAATAACTACGCTGGTTGTTGCCAGTAATATAAAAAGTCCTAATGCTGTAATAATATCAAGCATCTTCTATTTTCCACACGTTTCCAATAGTAAAAACAAAGAAAGGAATAGAAAAAATTAAACCGTCAAACTCTCCCGCTTCGATTTTATTATCAAAGCCAGTAATCCACACCGGCCTGCTGCTGGATGCCTCGACATCTAATCCAACTCCCATTCTAAAGTTAATGCTCCAGAGCATGTCCATAAATTGTACTGTCATTGTTTTTCCTTTTAGTTTTTTTGCGTTCAGTCTTAGCTGTAGAAGACCTTGTTAATTTTTTAAACTTCTTTTTGCGGTCAAACCTATCTCGCCTTTCTTCTTTCCTGTCCATCACATAAGACCCAGTGCTTTTACGTTGCCTGCAATAATAAAGATACATGTAACCATATGAGTAAGCCACCAAATAGTCCTAATACCAGCAACAGTATTAGCTTGCTTATCTGTCTCGCCAACCTTTTCACCTAAACTCTTCGCCCATATTCTCCACCACTTAGCTAATGTCTTGTGTTTCACGTTTACCCTCTTTCCTAAATCGTTTGTTGTAACCTCGTTTAATGCTCTTAGCAGCCCCCGACTTTTTTAAATAGCAATAAAGTTTTTAGCGTTAGTAAGAGCATCCCACTCTGCGCCACCCTTCAGTGGTATTCTTTTATTCTTGCTCATCTAGTGGTACGTGGTAGGAGCATGCTTTTAAGAAGTAATCAAACTGGTCTCTCATGTCAGATAATGTTAACCCATCGTTATATATCGTATAGACTATTTTGACTGCTGGACATATCCTCTCTGCTTCTCCGAACTCTGGATAGTGTATCAGCTCAAATCTAGGTTGTCTGTCCATCAGCTATTCTCCTCTGTCACCATTGCTGTTAGCTTCTGTAAGTACCAACCAGCTTTCTGTAGGTCTTCTACCTGCTTACCTTTGTAGTCATAGCGCCACAGATACTTCAGGCAGTTACCCTTTAGGTAGCCTTTGAATGCCACTGAAGACATAGACTCTTCAATAGCTTCAATACATTCTATGTTACCGGTGTTGTAGTGTGCGGGTCTGAGCACCATGTCCGTTTCAATGTCCGGTTCTTCTAGTATTTTTTGTGCTTTATCACAAGCTTCTTTAGCTTCTTCGTGAGCTGCCTTCATCCACGCATCTATGCCTCTTCCTTTTTTAGGCTCAGCCCAACAATCTGCAAAGTCTCCAGCATCGCTCGTAACTTCTTTGCCGTAATCTTCTGTGCTATCATAAACATATTTAGATTCTAAACGCTCCATGTAACTTTCAAACGTAGGCTCTCCTGTTTCTCTAACTCTGTCCCAATCTTGTGGCGTTGCGTCATTCAATCTCATCTTTAAAGTCCTCTTTCTTTTTCACGTTAATCCAGTTGTCAGGTATACTGTCTTCACTAAACCATCTAAAATTATTAGCTGAAGCCCACTCACCATGAGAGCGCCTTGTACCATCTTTACGAACCTTGGCGGCAGGCATAGGGGCATTGGGGTTGGCAAACAGAAACACTAGCTCAACATCAACAGGAAGAACCTTAGAAACCCAGACATACTTAGAGTATTCTGCGCTGTCCCAGAAACGGCCCTTAGCCTCCAGAAGTATCTTCTTGCCATCTATTTCTTTAACAAAGTCTGGCTCGTACTTGTGGGTGACTGTGTACTCAACCTTGTCAACGTGGTGCTCCCAAGCATCTAGGATTCCAGAGTGCAACTCATACTCCCAGTTTGAATCATAGCCTTTTACTAAGTCTTTTTCTACTGGACGTTTAACTCTCGGCTTCCTATAGCCTTTGCGTACCTTCTTCATCTTTGCTCCATTTTCCATGCGATGTCTTGTGGCGTTACATCCTCAACGTCTTTGTCAGGGAATATTTTTATTAACTGCTTTATCTTATTGCTCAGCCACTTTAATGTATAGAAGCTAGTATGTATTGTGCCTTGCGCCCACAGGTGTGTTTGTTTAGGCAGCATATCTTTGAAGTTATCTTTGTTAATCTTAGAAGCCTCCTCGTCACTGAGAAGACTTTTAAGCCATTCAATCTGCAAAACTTCTGCGTGTTTTTTTATTCGCTTAGACTTTTTGCGATTCATAATATCTCATCCACCTTTGGTTCTGCCTCTACATGTGTTAAATATTTATAGCCAGTAGAGTATTTAAAAGTTCTGAGGCCAGCTCCATCGTTGGCATCCTTGTGGCATTCGTGTTTATACTTACACCACGTACAACCTTTAGGCAATTGCATATTTCCTTTCTTGCCATCAGGTGTGGGAGTATAGCACAAGTCAGGCGGCGTGTCAAGTTTTAATTCGTCTAACAGCGTATTTATTTTAGTATCTATGTTCGGCTTATCCAAGTCGTCTGGAACATACATACATAGCTCGCCACTCTCTTTATTGATAACAAGAAACCCGCCCTCGTTTGTGCCTTCTGCTTTCTC